GCGGATGTTGGATGGGGCAATTTGTGGTGCTTTAACCTTATCAAGTATGTCGCTGTTAAATCATCTTGGTTTCCCTGATAGCCTTGCCTCGTTTATTGGGGGAATGCTCGGGTTTATTGGTGCGGAGAAAATCCGTGAATATTTGATGCAGGCGTTAAAAAAGCGGGTGAATAAAGATGTTTAAATTTAGCCAACGTAGTGAAAAGCATTTACAAGGTGTTCACGGTGATTTGGTTAAGGTAGTGCGAAAAGCCCTTGAATATAGCACGGTAGATTTTGCGGTGATTGAAGGGGTGAGAACAAAAGCACGCCAAGCCCAACTCTTTAAGCAAGGGGCGACTAAAACAATGAATAGCCGTCATTTAACCGGCCACGCGGTGGATTTAGCCCCGCTGGTTGAAGGAAAAATCCCTTGGTCAGAACGGGATAAATTTAAGGAAATTGCGAAGGCAATGTTTCGAGCGGCCAAAGAATTAAATGTCACTATTCGCTGGGGTGGAGATTGGAACGGTAATGGGAAAAGTGAAGATGAACGTTTTTATGATGGCCCGCATTTTGAATTACATCGTGCCGTTTATCCGTAAATATTCCTCGCTGTTGTGGTTATGCGTGATTTTGGGCTTGTGTGGTTGGGTTTGGTATCAGTCGCAGAGGATAAGTAGCTTGAGAGCCAAAAATCAAATGCAAGCCCAAACCATACAGCAACTGAACCATAATCTCGCAGAAAGAATAAAACAGCTTGAAGATGAACGAAAAACGACACAAAAACAGACCGCACTTGAACAAGCACAGCGAGAAAAAGCCGATGAAGATATTCGCGTTATTTATAAAACGATTAAAGGGCAAGATTGCAGTCGCGAGCCTTTGCCTGATGATGTTATTAAGCGGTTGCAGCACAAAAACTGAAACGGAGTATCACCTGCCGCCGAGCATTTATTTAATCCCTTGCCCGCAAACGGCATTCAGTGGTTCAACCTATGGTGAGGCGATTATTTATTTGCGAGTGGTGCAGAAAGAACGTGATATATGTGCTAGTCGGTTAGCTGGGGTGATTGAGTGGAGTAAATCAAATGGGAATGCTTTATAAGTCGAAAAAGAAATTGATTGAGGAAGGCTTCACGCATTACGGGCGACTTTGGGATATTCCTGTGTATGTTAAAGATCTTGATAGTGAAGCCCAAATTATTGAAACCGCTAATTTTATTCCTGAATGGGTTTTAACTGTCGCCGATCAAATCGGCTTTTTTATTGAGGGTTTGCTGAATATCAATAACCTTGAATATGTGCCGATGTTTAAAATTCGTATTACTGGAGAAATTAAATAAGGATTAACCTATGCCAAAGAAAGACGGGGTTAAGTCCACGTCTAAGGGGCGTGGGTTGACCGATAAACAGAAACGATTTGTAGAAGAGTATTTAATTGATTTGAATGCTACGCAAGCGGCTATTCGAGCGGGATATAGTAAAAATAGAGCATCTGAATTAGGTTATCAATTACTACAGAAAACTACAGTTCAACAAGCAATTCAAGATGCCCAAAATAAACGCTCTGAACGTGTTCAAATAACCCAAGATGATGTCATTCGTATGCTATTAGAGAACATCGAGATTGCATCTGGTAAAAAGGCGGTGATCAAAACCGAAATCAGAAAATCTGAGAATGGCGAGCTTGTTGGTGATGATATTGCTCAATTTGTTTATGAATCCTCTTCCGTGAATAAGGCTCTTGAATTACTTGGCAAGCATTTAGGAATGTTCAGCCAAAAAGTAGATTTAACCTCAAGCGATGGCTCTATGGCATTAGGCTCATTAAGGGATTTATTTTCAGATGACGCAGAAGCTGATTAGTAAATTTTTGCCTTTTATTGAGCCTCATCGCTACAAAGTGGCTTATGGTGGGCGTGGTAGTGGTAAGTCTTGGACGATAGCGAGGCTGTTAATTGAAATTGCCCGCCGATCATCAAGCCGTTTTTTGTGTGCAAGGGAATTACAAAACTCGATTAGTGATTCGGTGATTCAGTTACTTGCCGATACAATCGAACGCTATGGCTATCAAGCTGAATTTGATGTACAGAAAAATAAAATCTACAACCTTAAAACGGGGGCGATTTTTCTGTTTTATGGCATCAAAAATAACCCAACTAAAATTAAATCCCTTGAGGGGATTGATATTTGCTGGGTGGAAGAAGCCGAAAATGTGTCAAAAGAGAGTTGGGAAATTTTAATCCCAACTATTCGGAAGGAATATTCTGAAATTTGGGTTTCCTTTAACCCGAAAAATATTCTTGATGATACTTATCAACGCTTTATTGTTTCGCCGCCAAGCGACATTGTGCTGATTAAAGTTAATTTTACAGACAATCCATTTTTCCCCGAAACCTTGCGATTAGAAATGGAAGATTGCAAGGCGAAAGATTATGAGCTTTATCGCCATATTTGGGAGGGTGAACCCGTTGCAGATAGCGATAAAGTGATCATTAAGCCCGTATGGATTGATGCCGCCGTTGATGCACATATTCAACTTGGGTTTAAACCTGAAGGCAGAAAAATTGTCGGCTTTGATGTGGCTGATGAAGGGGTTGATGCAAATGCCAATGCGTTTTCGCACGGTTCAGTGGTGCTACGGGTTGATGAATGGAAAGGTGATGATGTGATTGCCAGTGCGGATCGCACAAGGCTCAATGCCATTGAGTTTAACGCTGATGAAATTGTATTTGATAGCATTGGCGTTGGGGCAGGAGTGAAAGCCCATTACAACCGCATTAAAGATAAAAGGCTCGCGATTAATGGGTTTAATGCAGGCGGGGCGGTGTTTGAACCTGATGAAGAATATGTTTTCGGTAAAACCAATCGAGATATGTTCGCCAATATCAAGGCTCAAGCGTGGTGGCGGCTGCGAGATCGCTTTTACAAAACCTATCGAGCCATCAAGTATCAGGAAAGCTATCCCGTTGATGAGCTAATCAGCCTTTCATCGCAAATTCACGATCTGGATTATTTAAAAGCGGAGTTATCCCGCCCCTATGTGGATTATGACAATAACGGGCGCGTGAAAGTCGAGAGCAAAAAAGAAATGAAAAAACGGGGTATTCCCTCACCGAATAAAGCGGATGCCTTGGTGATGTGCTTTGCCCCGAAAGACGATGTGTTATCACGATTTATTGGATTAGGTAGTTAATTATGCCATTTAACCAAGACGGCTATGCCGATGCCTTAGGGCTAAACCACTTTCAAAAAACATCACAAAAAAGCACCGCACTTTTGGATTTAACCCTGTATGAACTAGGTGGGTTAGCAGCTCGGGTGGTAGATATGCCAGCCGATGCGGCGATTTCTCGTTCTGTTGAGATTGAAGGTGATGAGGATAACGTGATTTTCAATGAACTTGATCGCCTGAAAATTTTGCCTGCCTTGGCGGATATGGTGCGTTGGTCGCGGCTATTTGGTGGCTCGGTAATGCTACTTTTAACCGATGACGGGGCTAAACTCAGCGAGCCTTTGAATATCAATAAACTCACGCACATTGATGAAGTGAGAGTGTTTGATTTAAGTCAAATTTCACCCACAACAAGACGCTATTTAGATCCACGCCAAACTAATTATGGGCGGTTTGAAACCTATCGACTAAATATTGGGGCGGTGAATGGCTCTCTTGAAAGCCAAGTGGAAATTCACGAAAGCCGCTTGTTATTTATGAGCGGCGATCCAATGCCTGAGCGTTTGAAAAACGGTTTGCACTGGATAGGGCGTAGTATGGTGAAAACGGCGTATCAGAAAATCCGTGATTATCAAACATCGCTTACTTGGTCATCATTGATTTTAGAACGTAAACAGCAAGCCGTACATAAAATGAAAGGGCTTGCCATTGCCATTAGTAACGGATTAGAAGATCAGATTAGAGAGCGGATTAACCTTGTTGAACGGGGGCGCAATCTACTAAACGGGGTAGCGGTAGATTTTGAAGATGATTACACCGTTTTAAACGCTGATTTAAATGGCATCGTTGATGTGCTTGATGAGTTCAAAATCGCCATCTCGGCAGATGTGAATATTCCCGTGGCAATTTTATTCGGGCAATCAGCAAAAGGAATGAACGCCACAGGAAAAAGTGATTTTGAGAGCTATTATGATTTAATTGAGGGCATTCAACAGCATAAAATCAAGCCTGTGTTAGAGCAGTTGATTGAATTGATGATGTTGCAAAAACATATTAAGCCATTTGAAAATTGGCAAATTCACTTCCCTTCTCTCAATACGCCAACGGATAAAGAGCAAGCGGAAGCCCGAAAACTCAACGCCGAAGCCGCTAAAGCGGAAATAGGGCGACTTATTGATTTGGTGGATAGCGGGGCATTATCAACGCAAGAATTGCGGCAACAAATTGCAGAAGAATTGGGGATTGCAGCGGCGGCTTTGCCAGAGGTAAGCGAAGATGACATTAACGACTATCAAAAAGCCCAAAAAGCAAAAGCGGTGGCTGTTTCCTGAGGCGATTGAACGGGAATATGTGAAGTATTTGCAAGCTATTGCCAAGCAAATTAGCGATACGGCAAGAAAAAAACTACTTGAAATCACACCGCACTTAAAGAAAACGCTACGCCAAGATGACAGCATTGAGATTTTAGAGCAATGGCTAACCGAATTGTTACAGGCAACCACCTTTTACACCCGTGATAATGACATTCGCCCTGTTGTGCGACAATTCCTGTCGCAAACGGCAGAGTTTAACAAGAAACAATTTCACAAAGTGCTAAAATCTGCTTACAAAGTGGATATTTTTGTTTCTGAGCCTTGGCTTGATGAACCGTTATTACAAGCTGAGTGGCAAAATATCAACCTGATTAAAAGCCTGCCAATGCAGTTGCAAGAAAAACTCCGCTATCGAATGGCGGAAGCGGTGCTAGGCGGGGAAAGCTATAAAAGCCTTGCGGCGGATTTAGAAAAGCTCCTTGATATACCTAAACGCCGTGCGACTATCATTGCACGGGATCAAATCGGCAAACTCAACGGACGGCTCACCCAATTACGTCAAGAAAATATCGGCGTAAAATCCTATATTTGGCGTGGCAGTTTAGATGAACGGGAACGTTTATTGCACGTTGAACGTGAGGGGAAAGAGTTTCGTTGGGACAATCCGCCTGAAGATGGACACCCTGGGCAACCGATTTTATGCCGTTGTAGTGCTGAGGCGGTATTGCCAGAGTTTGGGGAATTGAATGGTGTTATCGCTACAGATCCGCCAGTTTCTTTTTTAGAGCCCGAAGAGGAAAATAAACCACCTATGGCGGGGGTGAGAATTGGTAGACCAATGAGCTTTGAAGAAGCCAATAGCGGTAATGTTAATCCTAATTATAATAAAAATGAGGGCTACAGAATTAATTGCCAAACGTGCGTTCCTGTATTTGAAGCAAGATTGCGTGGTTATAATGTTCAAGCATTGCCAAATATTAAAGGTTCAATGTCGGAGAAGCTCTCTCATCAAACTAACTTAATTTGGATCGATCCTAAAACAGGCGAACATCCTCACTATATTTTTGATCACTATGCTAAAACAGCAAAAAAATATGTTGAATTTATTGATAGTGTGGTAAAACAAGGGGAAAGATATAGCATAGAATTTTTTTATAAAAACCGAGGTAACCTTGGTGGGCATATTATGAACTTAGACCGAACGAAAGAAGGTTTATTGCGTCTTAAGGAAAATCAGGCTATATCAGGAAGAACAGAGTGGTTAGGCGATGAAATCATAGAATATTTCAAGCAGGCTAATGTAATATTCCACGATCCAAAAGCTGATAAAGCAATAAATATTGCATTAAAAATAATGCCTGATTATGATATCGGAAAACAAACCCCTGTACCAAAATTGTTACGAATTGACAATATGGAGTTTGATTTTTCTGTAGCAGATCAAATTATGGAGGCGAAAAAATAAATGGATAAAGCAAAAATTATTGAATTTGCAAAATCACAAGGCTATGCCTCATTAGAATTTGAGGGCGTATGGAGCGGCTATCAACAGTTTTTATGCTTGAGTGAAGACGACTTATTCCAAATACGTCTCAGACCTCTTATGGGAGGATATCGTCGCCGAATTTTAGTGAAAGATAATGAAATTCGATTAATGACGGCTGAAGAAATGCAGGAAGCAGGAATATGGGTACCAATAGACAAAATATACGAGCTAATGGAACAATAATATGAACAAAATTGTTAGATTCGCCAACGAAATAGGCTATGAAGATATTAAATACTGGAAAGATTGGCAAGGGTATCAATGTTATTTTCCTATATGGGCTTTAACACAAGTAATTGCTAATGAGTTTCGTCAAGTTATTTTGGTGAAAGATGATGAAATTCGTTTAGCAACATTTGAAGAAGCTATTCAGTTATTTTTGTGATGATGCCTTGATAAGGATAGGATGTTTGGAGGCGAAAAATGACCTCTTGGTATAAACTCGAAGAAACTGACAAAATTTGGTGGAAAGATAATGATGAAACCATTGGCGAGATGGTGTTTTCTTTCGACAAGGAAGAAGAATTTAATTTTTGGCAAGATTATCCACATAAGCTAACGCCTGAACAAAAGGCTATTTTTGATGCGGAAAATGTGGAATTAGTACGAGATTTAAAAGGGCAGCCTTAATAGTTGCCCTTTTATCTTTAGGGCTATCATCTTTAAATTTAAGGTTAAAATATGGTAATGCGATACGATCGCCGTGCGATACAAGCAAGGCGAGATGATAACGGGTTTATTTTTGATACCCCAGTTCTAACAAGGACTGGGGTTTTTCTTTATCAGTTGCCTGATGGCACGGTACGGCGAGAATATCGCCCGCCTGAGGAAGTCTTTAATGCCGATAGTTTAAGGCTATATAAAGGCATTCCGATCACAGATGATCATCACGGTGTGATTACGAAAGATAACGCCCATCTGGTGGTGGGGGCTGTGTTATCTGAGGGCAAGCAAGATGGCAAACATTTAACGGCGGAGGTGGTGATCCATAATACCCAAGCCGTGGATTTTGGCAAAAAAGAGTTATCGGTAGGCTATGCGGTAGAGCTTGAGCATAAAAGTGGCATTACTGAGGACGGCGAGCCTTATGATGCGATTCAACGCAATATTAAGCCGAATCATTTAGCTATCGTAAAACGTGGGCGTGCAGGTGATGCAAAGCTCAATATGGACGCGGCAGATGCCGTAGAATTTCGTGAAGATGGAGAACCTCAAATGAGTGAAACAAAACTTTCAGATATTCGCCTAGATAGCGGCATTACTTATCAAGCCGCCCCTGAGGTGATTGTTGAATTAAATAAATTGAAACAAGATGCCGCTAATGCGGTTGCGGAAAAAGACAAAGAGAGCGCACGTGCCGATGCGTTAGAGGCGAAAGTAAAAAGCCTTGAAGCGGAGTGATCTGACCCCGAAAA